GTCTGCTTGTAGAGTTTCTTGTTCTTGAAAATACTTATCAAATAATTCTTTATTCATTTCATCAGCAATTTTAATACTTAACTCAGATTGAAGTATGGATTCTTGTTTTCCATTTTCATCAACAATAGATTTTAATTTTTCTTTTAACCAAGAAATTGTTTCAAAATATATTTCATCCCTATCTTCAACAAATTGTCCCGCATGAAGATACTCGGTAATGTTATTTTGAATATGATTCCACTTTTGATTGTCTAAAAAATTATCAATAACTATTGCTGCAGTTCTAGTGGGCATTTATTTGTATTTTTATTAGTATTTATTTTACTACAACTTCCTAAATATTTGTAGTGTTTATCATAACAGGAAAATGAAGAAACTTCTATTAGTTTTTTCGTTATTCTTCGCTATTCCTGCTAGTGCCGCTGAAATTACATCTAAAATTACCGATTCTGTTCAATTAGGTGTACAGGGTGCTGCTATTCAATCAAGTAGGATTGGAGCAACATATTCTGTCAGTGGTTCAAATGTGCAGTTTGCTGGTTCATTTGGTCTTAGTGCTACTGGTGCATATGGAGATACAACACCAAGTCTTACTACTGCTGGTCAAGCATTTACATTTTCAGAATCTTTTAATGCTGCCGACGCTATCGTAACTTCACAGACTGCTGCTTCTGGAACTGTTGCTGCTCCTAATCTTTACGGTAACTCTACTACTCAGTTAGGTGGTAGTGCTGGAACTCTTGCTGGTACTCTCTCTGGCACATCAGTTCCTACTGTTACTGCTGGTGGTCCTGGCACCACTGCTACTGGTCAAAGAACAATCGAACTCAGTGTATTCAAATGAAAAACTTACTCATCCTAGCAGTCATCTGTCTCTGGTGTATGCCTGTAATGGCATGTCCACTGCACACACAAGCAGAAGAACCCAGTCGTGAATCTGTAAAGAAATGAGAGGGCTTCGTTATGTCTTTCGTTGGATTTACCTCAAGTTTCAAAAACAGGGTGAGCTATGCCCTGTGTGCGGGGGTTGCACTTGTCACCCTCCACTCAACTGCACTTGCGAATACGGTCGTTCCTAACTTTACTAGGGGCACAGTAACAGCAGAAACTACATCAACCACAAAGATTATAGAAACTATTCGTCAAGTTGAATATACAACTGGCACATCCTACACTGTCACTGGAACAAATATTACATTTACAGGAACACCTGCTCCTGGAAATTCTTATACGCTAACTACCCCTGGTGCGCCATTCCAGTTCAGTGAAACATACCTCGGTCCTGGAATTGCGAAAGAAACATGGATAGATCGAACTACAGAAACAGAATCAAAAACAAACTCTATATCTGTCTTTACGCAGTAGGGTTATATGTATCGCCTGTGCTGGCTCAAACAGCTCCTAGTAATACTAACATTGCTGGGCCTAGTGCTTCTGCTACAGGAAACGTTACTAACCAAGCAGTCCAAGTCCTCCAAGGGCCGTATGCTGTTAATACCTACGGCGGAGGGGTTAGTTGTCAAGGCCCGACGATGAGTTTTGCTCCGTTTGCTTTAGGCAATTTAAACGGCAACGGAGATCCTACAACATATCAAACCTTTGGAAGTAATGCTGGCATCAGTATGGGATTTAATTTTCCTCTTGATGGAGGATTAACTGAACTTTGTAAAGCAAGAGCAAGGGTTGAAACTGCAAGACAACAAGCAGAAACTGATAAAGCAAAATTAGATTTTGCGCTCGTAAGAGCAATCAAATGTTTAGAACTTATTAAAAGTGGAGGATTTTTTCATCCAGATAGTCCACATGGAATAACTTGTGCTGATATAGTTGGTCCAGGACCCAATGGATACTTAATGACAGGAAACGGACAAATTATTTCTAAAATAAAAAAATAGGTTAGATTTTGAACTTCTCAATTTATATAAATAATAATACAAGTTCAAAATCTAACCATATGGGAAAAATATATTTAATTACTAATACAATAAACAATAAAGTATATGTGGGCCAAACAAAATTAACTCTTGAGCAAAGATTTAAAGAACATCAACAACCTAGCAAAAAGACAGCAGTATCATATGCAATTCAAAAATATGGAAAAGAAAACTTTACAATAGAACTTTTAGAAGAATGTAATATTATTAATCTTGATGAAAAAGAAACCTTTTATATTAAAAAATACAAATCTTATGAGCAGGGTTATAATAATACAATAGGAGGAGGAAGTCAATATATTTCACATACACCGGAAGTAAAAGAAAAATTAAGTGTTATTGGAAAAGGAAAACTTTTAGGAGAAAAAAATCCAGCAAAAAGGCCAGAAGTAAGAAAAAAAATTAGTGAATCTCAGAAAAAAAGAGTTGAAAGTGGAGATTGGAAAAGTCCTACACTAGGTGGTCACACACCAGAAGCGTTAGAAAAAATGAGAAAAAACCAACCAGATAGAAGTGGAAAAAATAATTCTCGGTATGGAGTAAAAATGAGTGAAGAAACTAAACAAAAAATTAGAGAAAAACAACTATTAGCACAACAGAGGAAAAGAGATGAAAAATTAAAAAATGGAAATATCTAATATAAAATTAACACCGATTAACGGCCCTAGTATTATTCCAACTATAGAACAACCAGTTTTGAAATCAATGGAAGTTCCAGTTATTCGTGGAATGGAACTTCCAATTATTAATATGCCGAGTACAAGAATAAACTATCCGACACTTAATGTTCCAACAAGAGAACAATTTGACGATGCTGTAAGGACAGGACAAAAAGAAAAAGAAGAACCTAAGGAAGAAAAATCTAGAGGATTACCAGACACAAAACCTACAAATACACCTGCAAAAATTCAAGCACAACAATCAGCACAACCTTCAGTACAACCTCAAGTACAAGTTGAAATACCAGCAGACACCCCCCAACCAACCTTTACTTTTAATGGAGTCGATATTAATTTACCTGATCCTTCTCTTGTTGCTACGGCTGGTTCTGTCGCAGTAGTTACAACAGCAGCAACAGTAGTATCAACAGCAGTCTTTAATGCACTTAAGAATGCTGCAGAACCTCTAATAAGAGAAACAGCAAAAAATAAATTTAAAATCAAAATCAAACAAGTCAAACCTGTTCTACATTATGTTCTCACTGATAGTGGAAAGATTGATATATTTGAATATTCTACTGACGGTACAAAATTAATTGATCAAACTGATAATGTAGAGAATTATATTCGCGCACAAGTAGAAACAAATTCTCTATATGAAATAGAAAACAAGATTATTATTGATGATGTAATACAAAATAAATTTACAAAAGAAGGGCAAAAGAGATTTAAGTCTCTATTTACCCCCGCTAAAAAAGTTGCTAAAAAATTATCTGCTCGCTTGTCTTTTTGATTCCAATAAAGCAAAGTCTTTCTTTTTAGTACCACCATCATATTTCCAAGCATATCCTTCATCAATCATTTGTTGATTGACTGATTTCTTTTTATTGACTGCAGAGACATCTTTGTCTCCAATAAACAAATGTCCCAGAATTCTACCATACTTCTCAGTACTATCTGGAAGTTCTGTTTTTACAATAATATCTGTTTGACATTCTAGTTTCTTTTTAAGCCATTCTTTAACCTCAAGACCAAGTGCTTTTTCTTTTGCATCAGTTGTTCTACTCTCAGGCGTGTCAATGCCCGCAAGACGAATTCTCTTAGTAAGGGAGATATCAAACCCCAAATCTATTGACGCATCTATCGTATCACCATCTACAACTTTAAGAACGGATTTAATACGGTAAATATAAGGATCTTTATCCATTAGAAAGGCAATTTAAACTCTTTGGTATTTAGTTTAGGAATAGGAAGTTTCTCAAATGCTTTGTTAACTTGTTTCTCTACAACAGCACCGACAAACTCCTCTGGGTTGTCTAAAATCTTCTGTGCCTTTTGATAAGTCACATAAGCACCATAACACAGTGCTCCACTAACTGCCAGACTTGTTGCCGACAGAATGATTGCTAGGTTCTTCATTTTGCATCTCCAAATGTGCCATTCGTAATATGTAGTAGATTACATACGCTGTAAAAGTCAGACCACATCCTAATATGATGATCACGCCCCAGGGAAAATCTTCTGGCATTAGAACTTACCTGGCGTACAAAAATCTGCTTTTCTATTTGGAGTATAAACTTCGTGACCCTCTTGTGGTTTCATCCATCCACAACCAATCAACCATTCCATCGTCATAGGAGTAGGTTTGACTTGCTCCCATAGAGGACCCTTACCACACATCGCTAAATGGTTTGCGGTTACATTTGATTGCTCCTCTGCCCAGTTAGCATCAGACTCCCAAGGAATAGCACGAGCCATGCCAGCAGCAGTATAGGTTTTTGTTGTTTGCTTGACGACCCAATCAGGTATCTCTTTATCCTGATGGACTTGTGCCATGAATGGTGTGCTGATACCACCTGCCATACAATCTTGGACAGCGTGCCATCCTTCATGACGTAGCGTGCCTAGAAATTCTCTGGGATCTCTGAGAAGATATTCACTAATATAAAGACGATTGAGGTCGGGTTTGTAGAGACCAATAGTTCCTGGTGTAAAATATCTCTTTGATGCAAGATACACGGGTATCTTACTAGCAACTAGACCAGTCAGAATTGCTTTGATTTCATCTCGGAATAAATCAAAGTCTGAAGATTTGAATATCTCTGATTCTGGCGTGAGTTGCTCTACACCCTCAGTGCATTCCAGAAGTATCATACAACCCATTGCTGCCAGTGAATATGGCGCTACAGTTGGTTGTTTCTTTATGACTTGTGCTGCCTGAACTGGACTAAGGAGAGTCAATGACAATCCAAGTGTCATAAGAAGTCTTTTCATTCGTTCCACCATCCCTCTTCTTTATGTATCCAAACTTTTAAATCTTTAACGTATTTTCTAAGTATTTGTGCCTGCTCTTCGTGCCAAGTATCATCCGTCTCTAAGTAAAGACGAGTATGGTGATCTATGGCTTTAAGTATTTTATGGATGGAATCATTCCAACACTCCCTCTCTGGAGTGTTCCATTCTCGTGGCACGGGACTACAAGTGAGTGTATATCATTGTAACGAAGATATTCTAGACGACAACTATCTGGACCCACCTCCACATATCCAACAATCAAAAAAGCAATAAATTCCATAGTTTATACCTAGTCAATTTTATTTAGAAACAAAACTTCTTAATTAATGAATGAACTTTTTCTGGGCTGTCTTCAAGATAATATGCTTCGTGTTCTTTCTGAAATCTTTGTTGTTCCACTTTACCTGAGATTGACGAAGAGGCAACTAGATACTTTAATTTAGAAATTGGTAAGGGCATATCTTCTTTCTTATACCCAAGAGGTCCACCCTTACAATTCTGAACTGCATGAACTGATTCATGTGTAACGGTTTGATTAATCCAATCTCTGGGATTATCTTCACCAACAAGAATATTTTTCGTGCAGACAATCAACCTTTTATCCTTATGTAAAAATCCAAAGTATCTTGGATTTGCAGCACAAATCGGTGCATCCTCCTGCATCAGAAACTTTGCTTTGATTAAATCATTAACGATTGCTTGATTGATTGGTGTCAAGAATAATAAAAAGTCCATTATCTTTTGATAGTGCGCTCAATGGGTGGTTGTCTTTTACCATCAATCACCTTATACTCATAGATTTTATCGGCACAAACCACCCACCTTGTATCGGTTTCTGTGCTGTATACTTGCATCCGATCACACTTATATTGTGTGCCATCAACGATTCCCCAACCAAGTGGAGTTGCTAATAAAGATGCAAGAAGCGCAGGGATCATTTTTTCTTGCCG